TTCTGCCGTATCGGTAATAACAAACGTTTTGCACTTTTCGCAGGAGAATCGTTTTCTTTTTCCGTTGTCACTGAATGTAAAAACGGCGGATTTTCCGCATAGCGGGCAATTTTGATTATGTTGTTCTTTCATGCTTTGACGATACCTTTTATGCTTGAGAGAGGCACAAAATATGATTAACCCCGAATTCAAAGCCGGATTTGAGTCCGGTGATTTGAGGGCCAACTTTCGCCTTTGTCGAAACGAAGATGGATTTGAAATTGCCATATACAATCCCGGTAATTGGGAAATAGGCGTTCGAGGCGATACCCTTGAGGAAGCCCTCGAACGTTTCCCAAGAATTATCGCCCGACAGGTAGCCGAATGTTCCAAGCCCATATCTGACGAAAGTTAATTCTCCATGAAATTTTTATTACATGAAAAACGATAATCTCCGTAAAGACTGCATCCGGCTCATGGCCGAGAGAGGTTTCGCCAAAAGAGGCGGCCAAACCATCCTTGCCAAAAAGCTCAGGATCAATCGAAATTCAATCAGCATGGCCCTGTCCGGATATCGCCGCGGGCCAGGGTCGGCTGAAGTATTAAATCGAATCCGGGAGCATTTACGAACCCAGGAGAATCAATGAAAATCAGTCTGGATGCCGCCACGGCATATCTTCTGTTAAAATTAGATACTTATATGGATACGATGTTCGCTGATCGGAATTGGGAAAAATCTCCGAAAAAACTTCGAGCCTTTTATTTAACGGAATCAGCAATACGTTTTCTCCAAGCAATTCAATTTCTTTATTCTGCTTGGCGACATTCCGCAACCGCAAAGATAATTGACGCCACCAGTCAGCGTTGTCGCGATTTTCTGTATCTGGCTTTTCAAAAACCAAGAGGATCGAATAGGGCATTTGTAATGAAGACCGCTAAGCTTAGGTTCAAGTTGATTAAGGATGCTTTTCTGTTTTTTGCTGAAGCAGTTTGCGCAAAGATAGTGCATTGGGTGTTCCTGACCTTGATACGCATAGACGAAAACGCCCGGAGCCAATTCGTGAAGTTTGTAGCATGTCTCTGTCTTGGACCAGTTAGTAAACTCCGTGTTCTCCTTTGTAAGAGTCTCCACCGTTTGGACCAGGACAAGCTTCTCCGCCTCAAGATTCTCTATTTTTGACATGGCGGACAAAATGACATCAAGCAATGGGGCTACGGCTTTACCTACTTCTTCAGTTGTTTTGAAGGAACTTAGGCCTTTTGCAAGATCATATGCAGCTTTAAGGGATGAAATAATAGGTGTAATGTCCATGTTTAACCGAAAAAATACTTTATTTGCCAAAGTTGTATTTGCGTTTCCTTTTAAAGATTTGGGACTAAAGTTTTAATGAGCCGTGAAACATTCACATTAGAGATTATCGCATCAAGAGGCATCATAAGTAACATGTGCGAGCGGGGTTTAAAGGAACTTCAAGGCGCGTACGCCACGCCCTCCTCCAGTGAGCCCCGCCTGCCCTGAAAATAATGCGGGGTGGGGCAGTGGTCGCCCATGAGCCTCATAAGCTCAACCACGCCGGTTCGATTCCGGCCCCCGCTACCAGACAAAAATGGGGAGGGCAAGTAAACCGAAACAAGCCCCCACGGCCATCGGTCGAACGTCCTCTCCAAATTAACACATACACAAAGGTATTTTCCACAAATATATCCAAACCAAGAGGGAAAAACATCATGACCTATCCCGATCCGTTGATTGCTCGTGGGCTGTCTCTAAGCCAAAAAACCCAAGCTGGTTTTTATGGGACGCCACTTCAAGTATTGCGTCAACAAGGTTGTACCTTAGATAAATGGTCTTCGTACCCTTATCTCGAAAATTCTTCGCTGCTTCGGAGTGCAGATAAATGACGTGGTATTTATTTTCCGACATTAAATTCTTTAACCTATTCCATACAGGAAAAGATGTTGATGCCCGACATTGAAGATATCGACAAGTGCACTGCGGTTTTCTCGTTGAAAATCCCTGAAATAACGAAATCCATGATCGATAAACTTCCCTTTTCGTTTAAAAAGAAACTGAAGAAGGAAATTCTTTTGGCCATTACTCGTGTGCTCCATGAGGCTGAATTTAACCCCAATTTATACCTAAAATCAGACTGATACAAGGTTTACTAAGTATGACTTAGTAAACCTGTGAAGGAGGGGCGACGGTATGATTGATTCGTGTTCGGCTACATCTCCATGCGAAATCAACTACTGGCTGGCACTCGCTATGCTGGCTATAGGATTTCTGGGTGGTGCTGTAATTATGGCCGCCGCGGCAATTGCGAAAAAAGAACAACCGAATGAATAGAGGCGGACCGCTCATTATCATCCCGATATTATTAATATCTTGCGGACAATCCCCACAAAGCTCCTATGTGGAAAACTGGACACCGGAAGAGAAGCAGGAGATTGTGCGCCTCAGTAATTATCACGGGCCGAATTATAAATATATCTGCAAGCCTGGACACAAAAAGAACGTTTATTATCTGCTCAGACACGGACAGGAAATAAAGATTTTGGAGTGGGATATCAATGAAAACAAACGAAGCGATCCTGACAAAGCAGATCCGCAGCGTGCTGAATCATGCGGGAATATACCACTGGAAGGTATACCAAACCCTCGGGGCTAAACGCGGCGTGTCGGACATACTCGGCATCCATAACGGGCGATTAATAGCCATTGAGGTAAAAACTTCCAAAGGAATTGTAAGTAGTTATCAACAAGAGTTCATCAATGACATTAACAATCATGGCGGAACGGCGTTTGTGGCCAGATCCATCGAGGACGTGATTGAAGGATTAGGATTGCAGGACCTGTTTCTGTTCTATAAAAACGGCGGATAGGCGGTACACCGAACGGGCCGGAATCCCGACCGGCCCTTCCGCTTAAACTAATCGGGCGCAACGGGAGCGCAAAAAGATGGCTAGGCTTCGAACTGTTAAGCCTGAATTTTTTGATGACGAGAAACTCTCGTCTGTCTCTAGGGATGCGAGACTGACCTTTATTGGTATTTTGATTCAGTCAGACGATTATGGTGTCGTTAAAGGTCATCCGGTATGGATGAAAAATAACATTTATCCATATGACGAAATTAAAGTGGCTGAATTTCAAAAATGGATCACCGAATTAGAGGTCATAAAAGCCATTATTCCATTCACACACAATGGCGAACAGTTCTATTTTATTAGAACTTTTTCTGTTCATCAGAAAGTGGATAACCCCTCTAAGTGGAAAAATCCTGAGCCGCCTGAAGATATTTTAGAGGGATCAGGCGAGGCCTCCCTTAATACTCCCCGAGGGCTACCCGAGGACTCGGCACAGGATAAGAATAGAATAGAAAAGAATAGAATAGAAAAGAAAAGAATAGAAAAGAAAGGGAAGGAGAATACACCCGCGTGCGAGAAGAAATTGTTTCTCGACGATGTTCGCTTGTCGGACAAACAGCACGCCACGCTGTTACAAAAGTTTGGTGAGGCCGATACCGTAAAAGCTATCGAATACCTGAATAATTATAAGCAATCGAAGGGTAAAAAATACGACTCTGATTATCACACAATCCTGAATTGGGTTATCGAGAGAGTGAGGGAAAACGGCAATGGACGAACTACAGGCAGCACAGGAAAGACTCCAGCAAAAACGGGAGGAGCTAAATCTGACGAACAACCCTATCCAGTCGATCTCGAAATTGGATGAGGATGGCTTGGATGAAATAATCGAACGGGCAAAAGGGAAAGCGGAGAAATTAAAGCCGGCGCTGGAAATTGTTGAGAAGATAAATCTTGCTCCAGTTTTGAAAAACAAGATCCCTATGAAATACCGAAATTGCACACTGGAGAATTTCGAGGGTGGGGAAAAGATCATCACGGCAATTAAGATGCTCAAAGAGACTGGTGAAAGCATATTTCTGAGCGGAAAGACAGGTAGTGGAAAAACTCACATCGCTGTGGCTGTGTTTCGGGAAAGTCCGGATGGATCGGAATTCATCACAGCGCCGGAATTGCTCCTCAAAATCCGCGGGGCGTTTCGAGAGGGAGCCGGTTATACGGAAGAAGAAATTATTGATCGCTATTCGTCATGTCCTGTCCTCGTGCTCGATGATCTGGGCGCAGAAAAAACGACGGAATATTCCATCACGACGTTATTTCTTATCATCGACCGGAGAAACCGGAATTGCAAGCGGACAATCATTACATCAAATCTCGGATTACAGGAGATAGAGGAAACACTGAGCGCGAGGATCGCATCCAGGCTGTCGGATATGCGTGTCGTGAAGATTAATATGCCGGACTATCGGAAGAAAAGAGGGGCTCATGTTCAATAAGGCTCAAATAATCGGCAGGCTCGGGCAGGACCCAAAGATCAGCTACACACCACAAGGAACAGAGACGGCCTCATTCTCTGTGGCTACCTCTGAAACCTGGACAAAAGATGGCGAGAAAAAAGAAAAAACGGAATGGCATCGAGTCGTCGCGTGGGACAAACTCGCTGACATTTGCGGGAAATATTTATCAAAGGGATCTTTGGTATTCATTGAGGGGAAAATACAAACCAGGGCCTGGGAAGACAAAGAGGGCGCCAAGCACTCCGTGACAGAGATTATTGCAAAAACAATGAAAATGCTCGGCGGAAAGTCGTCGGAAGGCGCCGTCCAGCGGGAGCCGGGAGTCGATAGCGCCGAGGCTGGAGAGTATCAGGCGCCGGATGATGATGTGCCGTTCTAGTAGGGTGTGCGTGTGATTGAGGGAGGAGATAAAAATGGTTAAAAAATCTATAATTGCAAAAAGGAGGGGAAAAATTCTCGGGTGGTTATCATCGTTGCTGGACCGTGCAAGTAAAATAGTCGGACGACGGGCGATATTATCTCTCGAAATGTCGCACGCGCACGAAATCGGCCGCCTCAAAATGTCGCACGCGAACGAAATCGGCCGCCTGAATCGTAGGGCAAACGGACTATTACGAGAAGGTGTGGATGCGTTGCGAGATAGCAAGAAGAAGGAGGCGCTCACAAATGCAGAGATCAGGTCGTTAAAGGAGCAGATCGAAAAATTACAGATAGAAGCAAAGGAAAGCTCCATCCAACTCGGTATTTACAAGGAAGATGTGCGTATCTTAACGGAGCGCAAGGGGGAAGATGGCAGTTTATATTTAGGCCGAAAGTGGATTGATTTTGAGAAACGAGCGCCGAAGAAGGATCAAAAGGTCATCGTCTGCAATGCTGGTCGAGATGGGGTTGAGATAGGCTACTACAGAGGGAAAAGCCTCTACTACGGCGCGATGTGCCACCGTGTAATGTTGACACGGAACATGGTTGTCCCTGAGGCGTATCTAACAACCGTCACGCATTGGATACCGCTGCCCAAAGCGCCGGAAGACAACGAGGAGGCGAAACCGGGTAAAACCGTCATTGGATCCGTGGTGAATGGATAGGCGGGCTAAATACCGGTACGACCATGATAATAGAAAGCTGGAAACGTGGGCGGATATGGTGGGGATGACCATATATCGCGACAAATACAGCCGAATAACGCACCTGTCGTATAAAGATTACACTTATGGAGACCCGGTTGATGTATGGGAAAAACGAGGGGCGGTAGATCCGGACGAAGAGCGATTACCTGACAAATCGTGTGATCGGTATTGCATGGATTATTGGAGGTTGGTTGGTGGTCCACATCGGTATAGCGCCGCCAGCTACAAGACTCAAAAAGACCTCGATGAAATAGCGGAGCGGATAGCAAAGGCCTTGAACCGAGAGGGGAGAGCGCAATTAAAAGCAGAGGCTACGGAGGCTGAACGACAGAAACGGCGGCGGGAGAGCGAACGACGGGACAGTGAGCGGAGAAAATACAACGAACGGGTGGCTTGGGAGCGACGAGTTGCAAGGAAGGAGGAACAAGCCAGGATAAAAGCGGCGGAGCGGATGCGGCAGCGCCCCAACTACGGTCCACCACAACGACCGACCCCTGCAGAGCAAGCGGCAGAGCGTACGCGCGACGAAACCATAGCCAGGCGTATGCGGCAAAAAGAGGCCATGGATGCGGGGAAGGAATTTTCGATAACGCAAGATGGTAGAACTATCATCGTTACCTGGGACGATAGAAGGATCACGGATGAACGCCTCGTGCGTCTGGTATTGAGTGCGGAAGGGTGGGGGGCACCGTCACGGAAAATGACGGAGGAGGAAGAGCAAGATTACTGGTATTGGAAGGCCAGAGGGAGGTAACTCAGGAAAACTTAAGAATTTGAAATAAATTAAAGTAATCTCATGACCGAAGAATAAAATGGGTAGGAGAAAAACGTGAGTGAAGGCTGGCTAATTGGTCGCAAAGAAATCCTAGCTTTTTTTGAAGAGAAATTTGGTTGTACGTCATGGCAAACGGTTCGTGATTGGCGCCGTCGTCTTCATTGTCCTGTCCGATCTTTACCAAGCGGGAAGCCGTTTGTGATTGAGGAAGAGATTTTAAAATGGATCGTCAAGTACGATGATTTACGGAAACAATAAAACAACACTTCATACCCCTGGCATACCCCTTTCATACCCCTAGCATACCCCTAGCATATCTTCCATTCTTGTAAAATCATGAAATAATAACCGCCATGAAAAGCGGAACAGAACCGAATCCAGAACTCGGAAAACAGGCTGCTGATTACGCACGGCAACAAACTCTAAAATCTCTCAAACGCTACAAGGTGTCTACCGGACGTGTTTCTAAGCGCCTCTCTGAGGCGCTGGATGCAACGGAAGTGAAGGTTTTTCACGACAAAGGAGGTGAGATTATCTACTCCAAGCCACTAATTGCTCATGGGCCAAGGCTGAAAGCAATCGAAATAGCGAGTGCCCTTTTGGAAATGAAGCCAGCGGAAAAGCACGATGTCAACGTGCAAGGAACCCTCAAAGTATCAGCAGAAGATAAATTTGCCGAACTTTTAACAGCGATGAAGGCGAAGTATGGCGTCGTTTAGCTCCGAGACAATTAAAGACGAGAGAGTTCGTGCGCTTACTGCGTATCTGGCAGGGATGAAGCAGCAGGGCGAGGAGCCATCTAAAGGGGCTCAACGGCAGCTCTGCAAGGAAAACCTCTTTTTCTTTCTTACCTGGATTCTCGGCAGGAAAGATGCCGACCGCGGCTGGCTATACGAGCGTTGCCAAGAGGTTCAAGCCAATCCAGACAATCACCTGGATCTGTGGGCGCGAGCTCATTACAAGTCAACGATCATCACTTTTGCCCTCACCATCCAGGAAATCCTCAAGAACCCTGATATCACCGTCGGAATTTTCAGTCACACACGACCAATAGCAAAATCGTTCCTGCGACAAGTCAAGCGCGAGTTCGAATACAATGTGCTCCTGAAATATCTTTTTGATGATGTGTTGTGGGAGAACCCGCAGAAAGAGGCGCCGAAATGGTCAGAGGATGATGGGATTATTGTTAGACGAACAACTAATCCGAAGGAGAGCACGGTTGAGGCCTGGGGGCTGGTAGACGGCCAGCCGACATCAAGGCATTTTGATCTGATCATCTATGACGACGTTGTGACCAGGGAAAGCGTCACATCACCTGAAATGATCCAAAAGACAACTGATGCGTGGGAATTATCACTCAATCTTTTATCCGAGAATGGCCGTAAACGCTACATTGGTACACGTTATCACTACAACGACACCTACCGCGTCATCATGGACCGCAAAGCAGCGATCCCCCGAATCCATACGGCAACTGTTGACGGGAAGGTAGAGGGCGAGCCAGTTCTACTGAGCCGTGAGCAACTGGCCGAGAAGCGCACAGAGATGGGGTCTTATACATTTTCATGTCAGATGCTGATGGACCCGAAAGCCGATGAAGCTCAGGGTTTCAAGGATAAATGGCTCCGACAATGGACGCCAACTACATCAAACCTCAATATTTACATCCTTTGTGATCCCGCATCCGAGAAGAAAAAAATGAACGACTACACGGTGATGTTGGTTGTCGGACGAGGTGGAGACGATAACTACTATCTCATCGATGGACTACGGGACAGACTCAATCTCAAGGAGCGAGCCGACGCACTTTTCAGGCTTCATCGGGAATACCGGCCGCTGGATGTTGGTTATGAGAGATACGGGATGCAGGCGGACATCGAGCACATGCAGGACCGTATGGACCGGGAGAACTATCGGTTTAACATCACGGAACTGAAAGGCAACATCCCAAAAAATGATCGAATTCGGAAACTGATTCCACTATTTGAGGCCGGAAGAATCTACATTCCGCGAATCCTATGGAAGAAAACCTATGATGGCCGATCCGTAGATCTTGTCCAATCATTCATCCAAGACGAGTATCGAGCGTTCCCTGTGTCCGTGCATGACGACATGCTCGATTGCCTGGCCCGCATTTGCGACCCGGACATGAGCATGGTGAAACCATCAACCAGCGGCAGCAATTCATGGAGCAAGCTGGCTAAGAGCTTACCCAAAAACGCAATGGCGGTGTGAAGATGAAAATGATCGGCAGGACATTGGGTTACTACGAGGGGAAACCAGCGCTTTTCTTGGGTCCGGTAGTTCGGGATAATCGCAAGCGATTCATTATCAAGATGGACGATGCCTGGAAGTACAGCGAGGATCACAACGATCATTTTGAATCATTCTTGGCCAACAGGGCACTGCAACTCTGCAGGCTGTTTGACATTCAGGTTCCGAAGGGCAAAAAGCAATTTGTCCAACTGATGTCGCACATCTCCAGCGTCATCATGGAGGGGATCGACGATCTGGTGAAGATGCTACCGCGTGACGAAGGAACTGTCGAGAAGATAGAGCCGATCTATGACGTGGAAGCGCCGAAAGCGATCAATATGGAAGACATGGAGCCGATTTTTCATTAAGGGATAAAGGCTATGCCGTTCGAAAACATACGCGCCAGTTCACAGCACGAACCCCGCGAGTTTCAGGCGCTCGATGAGCTCAAAGCTTTAGGGCTGCCGAAGCCGCCGAAGGGCGAACATCCGCTGGACAAGGAAGATGTGCGGAAACGATTTAACCGCGTGTACGATTGGTGGATGCAGGAACGGGTGAATCAAATGGAGCGGCGCACAGAGGCCATGCGGGATCATGAGATTTACGACGGTCCCGGTCAGTGGACCGACGAAGAACGGGCGATTCTGAGGGAGAGACTACAAGAAGCCCTGATATTTAATCAGGTCCAGCCTACGATTAAATGGGTCAGCGGCACGGAGAAAAAGATCCGCATTGACTGGCGAGTTATGCCCAGGGGCGAAGAGGACGCGCCTGGAGCGGAGAACAAAACTAAGCTGATGAAGTACATCTCAGACGTCAACAATGTAGGATTTCGCCGTTCCATGGCGTTTGCTGATGCGGTGATATCCGGTGTCGGCTGGCTGGATCATTGCGTTGTGGATGATTCGGTCGATGAAAAAATCCAAATCCGCTACGAGGACTGGCGAAATGTCTGGTACGATTCCCTGGCAGTGGAGCCTGATCTGTCCGATGCTCGGTATATATTCCGAGGGAAATGGGTCGATGAGGATTACGCCGTTACCTGGTTCCCGGACCGAGCGGACGTCATCCACGCCGTCGCGAATCAAGGTGTCGATAACCTTTTATCATCTATGGATGACCCCGCGTTCGATGAGTCTCTGAGCGGAGACGGCGGCGCCAACAACACAAACATGATCGGCAGCGGATTCTTCAGCGTTGCGGGAGAGGTATCGACAACGCGGCGCAATCGCGTCTTTCTGGTAGAGGCATGGTATCGGGTTCCTGCGCGGACGCAAGTACTGCGCGGTGGTCGGGATCTGGGTACGCTCAATGGCGTAAAGTTCGACGAGGCTAAGCATGGCGACCTCGTTCAAATGGGCATGGGTGTGCCTACTGATACCGTCCGCCTGGAAATGAGGCAGATGATTTTCTGCGGCAGTCACGTTTTGAGCGACGAGGCGGCTCCTTACCGGCACAATCGATTTCCTCTAGTGCCCATATGGGGATTCCGGCGGAAGAAAGATAATGCGCCGTACGGAATGGTGCGTAACCTGAGAGATCCCCAGCGAGACCTGAATAAGCGCAGGTCCAAGGCTCTTTATATCCTCAACAGCAACAAAACGATCGTTGAAGAGGATTCCTGGGTGGGCACGCTGAATGAGTTCTACGATTCCCGGCAGCGCCCAGACGGCATTACCGTCATGAAAAAGGACAAGATCAAGAGCATCAGCACCGAAAACGACCGGGACATAGCCCGCGAGCATATCGCCCTGATGGAGCAGGATGAGCGATATCTCCAAAACGCCTCCGGCGTCACGGATGAACTGATGGGCAGATCGACAAATGCCGTATCAGGTATTGCAATCAGCAATAGGCAAGAGCAAGGTCATGTCATCACGGCAGACCTGTTCGATAATTACCGGCTGGCGTTCAAACTCTCCGGCGAGATCACTCTCTCGCTCATTGAGCAATACAAGACCGATGAAGAGCAGATTCGGATCATCGGTAAGGGCAACAAGCCTGAGTTCCTCAGCATAAACGCCCCGAATCCCGAGACCGGCCGCATAGAGAACGATATTACGGAGACCCAGGCCGATTTTATTGTCTCCGAGCAGGATTATAGCGCGACGGTGCGCAAGGCCATGTTTGATACGTTAAGCGATATGATGACCAAGCTGGCCCCGGAAGTGTCGGTTCAACTCCTGGATCTAGTGTTCGACCTGTCCGATTTACCGGAGAAGGAAAAGTTTGTTGAGCGAATCAGGCAGATCAACGGGCAGACAGAACCGGATGCCGAGGCAGACCCGAACGCGCCTCCTGCACCCGACCCGGAAGCCGATGCGAGAGTTCAGGAATCCGAGTTGCAGAATCAGATCCTTCAAACCAGGCTTGCAGCGGAACAGGCAAAGGTAGCGAAGCTGGAGCAGGATGCCCAACTCGTTGCCGCGAAGATCAAGACTGAGTTGGTCAATCAGCAGGTGAGCGCCGCCGGCGTCGATTACGATCGGGAAAAACTCAGGATCGAACGAGCTCAGACCTTAAATGCGATTGAGTCCGCTGAACATGGACGGAAAATGATGGAAAAGGCACAGTCAAAGGGTGATGGTGTGAGTGGCGATAGCGAGGCTGTTAAAAGGAGCAAAGGCCTGCGAGGTCACACGGAGAGAGGGATTAAGAGCAATAACAAGGACAAGGGATGAGCGAAGACGTGAAGAAAATAGCCCGAATACTGATTCGCGGCTTAAAGATGATCGTCAGTTTGCTGGAGGACGCAATTAAGAAATAACACATACCATCGGTCTATCCCGCTTGAGAGCCGCATAGACCGATAAGCCGACCGCGCTTACTAAGCCCCGTTGGAGTTGACCAAAAATCAATTCTACGGGGCTTTTTTATTACCAAAAACCAAAGGAGGAAGGAGAACCGATCATGACAGAGTTTACAGATGAACAATTGGAAGGCCTCAGCGAAGAAGAAAGAGCGGCGCTGGAGGAACAGGACGGCGAAGCCGAGAACGATGATGGCGTCGATGATGGCGATAAAACCGAAGCCGAAGACGACAAAAGCGATGACGACAAGAGTGAGGAAGAAGAGGATGGCCGCCTGAAGGCCGAAGAGGACGCCAACAAGAAGGCGGTGGATGATGAGGCCGCAGCAAGGGCCGAAGCGGAACGCCTGGCCGCCGAAGACGCGGAGAGGAAAGCCAAGGAGGGCGCTGGCGCGGATGACGGCAACAAAGGCGGTCAGCCGCCCGTTCCACCGATGTTCAAGCTGGAAGCGGGTACTGAGGGTAAAACCCTCGAATCTATCAATAGTGAGCTGGCAGCTCTGGATGAGCAACTTGACGAAGGCGACATCACCGTCAAGGACTATAACACGAAGCGTGATGCCCTGAATAAAATCAAATTTCAGATAGAAATGTACGACGACATCAACAGGCAAGTCGCCGTCCAAACCGTTCAGAACATCTGGCAGGCGTCTCAGCGCGAGTTTTTTGCAGAGAATAAGGAGTACATCGAGAACCCGGTTCTCAATGCCGCTTATGTTCATGTTGTAAATGGATTGTTGGCCAGTGAGGAAGGCAAGAAGATGACCGATCGGCAGCTTCTTCTGAAGGCCAAGGAGACTGTTGACGAGAGCCTGGGACGGACTGCGCGTAAAGGCGAGGGCGACGACAGGGAGAAGGCAAAGCGGGCAGCCTTGGCAGCGGCCAAGAAAGCCGAAGCTGAGAAGGGGAAGGGCAGCGTTTCGCTCGGCAATATGCCTCTAGCCGAGTCTCAGGAGATGGGAGACCGGTTCGATACACTCGATAAGCTCACCGGTGAAGAGTTCGAAAATGCCGTTGCGGCGTTAAGCGAAAGCGACCGCCAGGCATATGGGCGGAGAGTTTGATATTCGGCGCAATGATGCGCCGGTCCCGCGTTCCGGTTCAAACACAGCCGGCCTGTACCGCAGGAAGTGATGAGGGAAAAGGGAACCATAAAGACTTTTTAACATCACAAATCAAGGAGGTTTCACCATGGGACAGACCATTATCGGGGTAAATGACCCCAAGGCTGTGAAAATGTATTCGGCGTTTTTGGCCGTGGACGTGGCGCGGGACAGTTATTTCTCCCGTAAATTTATGGGCGGACCGGACAGCACTATGCCGATCCATCTTTTAAAAGAGCTGGAAAAGGATGCAGGCGATACGATCAGCTTCGATCTTTCCATGCAATTACGAATGCAACCGATTGAAGGAGATACTCCCCTGGAGGGCAAAGAGGAAGATATGAAATTCTACACAGATTCCGTCGCGATCGATCAGATGCGAGGCGGAGTCAATACGGGCGGTCGAATGTCACGCAAGCGGACAGTACACGCTCTGCGCGAAGTAGCGCGGAAGCGGCAGGGTGAATGGTGGGCGAGAGTATTCGACGAGCTCTTTTTCATGTATCTGTCCGGCGCCCGCGGCATCAATGAAGACTACATTTTCCCGACAAGCTACACCGGCTTTTCAGGCAATGCGTTGGCGGCTCCGGATGCTCACCATATCATTTACACCGATACGGCGGGGTCTAAGGGGGCAATGGTAGCGGGCGATGTCATGCAGTTGAAGTATATCGACATGGCGGTTGCCGCTGCGTCCATGATGGGCGGCGGGGTCCAGGGCATCCCCAAGATCCAGCCGATCCTCATTGGCGGAGAAAAGCATTTCGTGCTGGTGATGAATCCGTGGCAGGTGCATGACCTCAGAACTGCGACCGGGACGGGGACGTGGCTCGATATCCAGAAAGCCGCGGCGGCTGCTGAGGGACGCAAAAACCCGATCTTCCAGGGCGGTTTAGGCATGTACAACAACGTCGTTTTGCATGAGCACCAGGCTGTAATCCGATTTAACGATTATGGCAGCGGTGCCGTTTTGGCTGCTCGCGGGCTGTTCATGGGCGCACAGGCCGCGGTTCTGGCTTTTGGCACTGCGGGAACCGGGTTGCGTTTTGGATGGCACGAGGAAACGCGAGACAACGGAAACCAGGTTGTAGTCAGCACTCATACCATCTTTGGGCTGACGAAGGTCACGTTCAACAGCCTCGATTTCGGCGTCATGGCAATCGACTCAGCGGCCAAACAGCCTGGAACGTAATCCAAACCGATCAACAGGCGGGGGCTTGCATGAGTTCCCGCCTTAACTCGTTACACTACTGGAAGGAGAAAATATCATGGCTATACTCAAATCTGACAATGTGGCCGGGCAACGACCGGCTGTTTACCCTGTTGAGCAGGGTAAAGTATACGTCAGCGACGGCACCTACGAAATCACCGATACCGAAAACGTGGATGAGGCGGTTGTAGCTCTGTGCATTCTACCGCCGGGCGGCATCCCGTTGGATTTCACGCTGATTGTTGATGATCTCGATAGCGGGTCGCCCGCAATAGTATTTAACGGCGGCGGTATTGACGAGGCCGCTACCCCCCCGGAGGTCGATGAAGTTATGATTTCCGGATCGACAGCCGCACAAGCCGGCGGTATAGCGCGGTCAACCCTATTCCCGATGGTGGCGCCGGTCGAAACGGAGAAATTATTCGGTTTGCACATTAAAACAGCAGCCGGGACAGCGGCGGGAGGAACAATTCGCGGCATCCTGACGTATCGGGCGGCCGTATATGGCGTGTAACCAGCGCCCCAACTGACAGGAGGATAATATATGTATACAGAATCTATTGAAATAATGGGAGGCAGGCCGGCTGTATCTCCTGCGGCTGCGGGAGAGGTTATTGTTGCCGACGGAACTCTGGAGGTTACTGCCGGTCAAATTGCGGTTAACGATCTGGTTGGGCTGGTGATTCTGCCCGCGTTTTGCGTTCCGCTCGATTTTATACTGATCGAGGACGATCTTGATACGGGGGCGGCGCTCGTCCAGGATGTAGGTGTGTTAAACGCCGACAAAAACGGCCTTGTGTCGGCCACTAATTTCATTACGGGGACAACCATTGGACGGGCAGGCGGGAGTCTTCGGGCAACTGCGCTTCCCGATGCGCTGATCGCCCCGTCTGCAACCGATCGTATTATCGCGGTGAAGACAACCACGGGCGGTGTTTTGCCGGTAAAAGCAACCTGTAAAGTCACATCGGACGAAAATCCTGTTACACCTACGAAGGTTGTAGTGGTCAATGGGAAGACGTACACCTTTGTGGCATCCTCGCCGACGTCCGAGGGCGACGTTCTCGCCGGAGCCAATGCGGCGGCGTCCCTGGCCAATTTGGCGGCGGCGATTTTGCGCGAGGATCCGGATACCGATGATGGAGTCCTGTATAAGGTGGCTGCCGCACACGCGACGGTCGGGGTCAAATCGGTAACATCAACGGTTCTGACGCTCGAAGCGCTTGCGGCAGGATCGGCCGGCAATGCCTATACCTGCACAACCGATGACAGTTCGCTAACGGTAGATGTGGCCGAGTTCGACGGAGGGGTGACGGCTGTGCCCCTTCAGGGTGGAACCATACGCGGGATTCTCAGCTATCGCGCCGAAGAATACGACGCTTAATCTTTTATGGTCGGGCGGGGCGTGCCTCCTCCGAAGGCAGCCCTGCCTTGACCGCCAACCCAGGAGGAGGAGTAGAAAATGATAATCGAATGCGTAGTACCGAGAGAGGGCAACGAGCACCTCGTCAAGATCGAAAATTACCGACACAAGTTCAAACGCAATGAACACGGTGCAATGGTTTGCCTGATCCACAACGAGGAACATCTCAAGTGGATGCTCTCCAGCAGCAGCTATCGGGAGTATGTGCCGCCGAAAGAAGAAGATGCCGGTGTACGCTGCTCTAATGAAGCGGAGAAGGCAGTTTCAGAGGTCGCTGAAACGAATGGTGCGATGTCAGAGACGGCAGGAACCGAACCTGAAACGAATGGGACACTGGCTGAAACGGAAGTGAAGAAGGGCAAACCCGGAAAGAGGAAAGCGGCATGAATGTTGATGGAGTGATCACCGAGGCCAGAAGCATCACCCGATCGGAATCCTATGGTGACGCCTGGATGGTTGATCGTTTAAATATGGGCATTAAAGAGATAGCGGCCATATTCGCGATCCCGGGCCTATCCGCAAGCGCAACAGTCACGGCCTCGATAACCGCGGATAACGTGGCTATGCCCGCCGATTATCATCACAGCCTCTATTTGGCAACGTCGGAGACATACCCGAACGGTCTAATCCTCAGACCAAACCTCAAGGACCTGATAGCTACTCATTACCCTGATGCAGCCGGTCCGGTGGAGAAGGTGGCCGTCGAATTTCAGACGCTCTATTACAAGCCGATACCCGAAGAAGCTGAGATCATTACCCTCTATTATTACAAGAACCCGGATGAAATCACTCTGGTCAGCGATCTTCCCTCGTGGATTCCTTCTCACCTGCAAAAGCCCCTGATGGTCAATTATCTGGTCAAGGAGCTGTTTTCTCAGATCGAGGAAGGGATTGACGGACAGACGCCCAACACGACGAAGTACATGAATTTCTATGGGCAGGCGCTCATGATGATGGAGGCTTTCTATCCCAAGGCATCGAAACCTTATTACAAAGTTACCAGTACGCCGGTGTGGTACTAATGGCCAGAAGAGACCCGCATATTTATTTAAACCGCTTTGCCGGGATGAACAATGTCAAGGCATCCGAGGGGTTTTATCTCGATGCTAAGAACGGCATTGTCGAGCCTCGGATCATCCTGAACGCCGATGTGGATCAGCAAGGGCGTCTGATTATGCGAGCGGGCAATAAGCTCAGGATATCTCTACCTGGCGCTCACAGTCTATGGGCGTGTAAATCCTGCATGCTCTGTGTCGCCGACTGTCGTCTCTATCGGAATGTCCAGGGTGTTGCGGTTGACGTCGGCGCGGTCGATGGTCCTGTTTCTCCCGTGAGTTACCTCGAAGTGGAAGGAAAGGTCTACGCCTCGAATCCTTTCTGGAAGGGGATATTTGATCCTGAGAACAATACGATTTCCTCATGGGGCGTGACGCCTCCGCCTGGGCCGATGATGCTCTCGACGAGCGGCGGGCTTCCGGCGGGGACCTATGGAGTCTGTTACACCAATCATGAGGGCGATGAGATGTCCGGCAACGGGCCGATCGCCATGATCACCCTATCGGATATCGGCGGGATTCAACTGCTCAACCGTCCGGCCGGCGCAACGGTCTGGATCACGGATGCCAACGAGAGCATCTTCAGCAGAGTCGGCGCCGTCGATGCGATTGTTGATTTGCCTTATGTGGAACCCTTGCCGTCTTTTCTGTGCAGTCCTCCCCCTTTCATGGAGAATCTTTGCTACGCCTTTGGCCGGATATGGGGATCGTGTAAAAACTCCATCTATTACAGCGAGCCGTTCAGGTTCGGTTGGTTTAAATTAACATCAAACCGTTTCGATTATGAAGATGACGTAACCATGATTGCCTCGGTCGATACGGGTCTCTTTATCGGTCTTAAGCATATGACACACTTTCTGGCCGGAACGGAGCCGGGCAAGATGGTTCAGCAAGACGTTGGCGCCGGAGCGGTCAAGGGTACGCTCATCTATTGCGACAATATGCCGTACCTGGCCGATATCATGGGGACCGACCAGAAGGTCATCAGCGACGTTCCGGTCTGGAGGGCTGAGGACGGTATCGTTGCCGGAAACGTCGTCGGTCGAGTGTTCAACCTGACGAAGAACAAATTAAGGATGGGCGCCCCGGAGCATGGGGCCTCTTTATATCGCGATCTGAATGGAACAATCCAGATATTGACAAGTTCTTCTCAAGGGTCCGGATTATCTGATCCGGAAACAATAGCTGTTTTGCGAGCGGGCAAGGTGCCGCAATCGGAAATGTCGCTGAATACTCAAGGCAGTTATGCCGGGTTCTCAGACGTTGCGATTTGCGGCTGGGTTAAGAGGGTGGAAAGTGCGGGGCAATTTACGGACAGCGTGGATGTTGTTCAGACACGCGGGGGAGAATCAATCTAAGGGTTATTAACAATCAGGGTTTCCCTCGAAGGGTGGCCACCCGGAGAGAGAGGCAAAGCAGGACAAAGGGGCATGTCGGTGCCGACACATCGATGTGCCCCTTTTCTTTGCCCTGAATGAAAACGAAAGGGAGGAATGAGCAATGATAGAAATCATCAAAAGTCTTGCGGGTCTGAATTTACAGAGGTTTAGAGACATTGCCGATCTGCGTTATGCAGCCAGGCACAGGCAGGAGTCCGGGATCAAACTCACTGGTAACGTTCACCTGAAGCACACCAGGGGCGGCCTCGTCCTTCTTGAAGGCTGGGAGCCGAATCCTAACACCTTCACTACGGAAGGCATGGCATATCTGCTGAATATCATCTTCGGGACGACATCCAAGACCGGGTCTGCCATCTGGTACGTCGGCATATTTAAGGGCGATGTCACTCCTGCGGTGGGAGATACCGCTGCGGCAAAACTGGGGGCGGCGGGAACATACCAGGAATGTCAGGACGCGGATTATGACGATCCCTTAACAAATAAGCCATCCTATACCATTGCGGCGACCTCCACAGCGGTATGCACGAATGCGGCGGCAAAGGCAAATTTTGTCATGAACGCCGGCATTACCGTTTACGGCGCATTCCTGGGCGATGCCGCAGCCAAGACGGGAACAGGGGGCAAACTCATGTGCGCGAAACGGTTTGCATCGTCCCGTGCGGTGATTGCTGACGATGAGCTGGCTGTGACCTATCAGATCACATGCACTACAAGCTAGGCAGATCGAAAGCTCTAGAAGGATGAGTGCTCACAAATAATCAAAACCCGGGAGGCGCAGGTCCAATGGAAAAGGGATTCGAAGTAAATCAGAAGTGTGAAGCTCAGAAGGAAAGCATGGTTACGTTGAAATGGGGAGTGTTGATTGCCTTCGTTATAGGGTTTTTTGGATGGATAACCATCGCATCGTTTTCCCATGAGAACCGCATCACGAAGATGGAAACGAAGCTTGAAATCCACTTACCGCAGATCACAGCATCCCTTGACGAGCTCAAGGGCGTCACAAGGGAAATAAGAGATAACCAGTTGCGCCTCCAAAAGAGGGAGAAGTGAGAAACATGGATATTAGTGAACTACGCTTGATTTACAGGTACGCGAAGGTCGCGCACATTAAAGCGATGCTCGATCCTTTAAATGCAACGATGTTGAGATACAAGATCGGCACTCCATTGAGGCAGGCGCATTTTCTGGCGCAGATCGGACACGAAAGCGGTGAGCTGCGCTATCGCGAGGAATTGGCATCGGGCGCGGCGTATGAAGGGCGTAGGGACCTGGGCAATACAGAACCGGGCGACGGGAAGAAGTTTAAAGGGCGCGGGTTGATACAGTTGACAGGACGGGCGAATTACGCGGCCTACGGAACCTTTTGCGGTGTGTATCTGCTGGATGATCCTGGTCGCCTGGCGCTGGATGATTATCTGTGCGCCGACGTGGCCGGCTGGTACTGGCAACGGAAAAGCTTGAATGAGTTGGCCGATAAAGACGATATCCGTCTGATTACGCGCCGGATCAACGGCGGCCTGAACGGACTGGACGACCGCAAGCGTCTCTTGGCGCTCGCGAAACAGGTGTTGAATGTTAGTGAGGGTTAGCGATGAAAATCTCCTATTTCACCATTGCGGGATTCACCCTTGCTCGATGCGGACATCCCGTATTTGTCCGAAGGGTGAAGGATTGGGTCGGGCTGTTGAAAAAGAGCGTAGAAGGGACAAACCAGGATGCGCTCAACAAGAAATTCCCACGGTACGCCATGACGCTCTACGGCATGTTGCACGGCAATCAGCGGGCCCTATGCTCCTACACAGACGCATTAATCGATATGGGGTTCGATCCGCGAGCGGACACACACGACGCGGTTGATAAAATGCGGATACTGGAAGCTGTTGATGATTTTGCCGAAGGAATGGACGCGGAATGATTGAACTACGACCTGGTGATTATTTTTGTGTTTACACCGACACATGGCTGGCAAAGCTGATCATGGCGGCTCAGAGGGTTAAAGCGCTTGACGATCATGTGGCGTACAACCATGCCGGCATTATCGTATCCGGAGACGGGCGCACATACGAGGCGCTTATGAAGATAGAGCATGCCCACATCAAAGATTATGAAGGCTGCGAGATCCTCATTGCCAGGCATCGTGCTATGACGCCCGAGTTGTTTGATATGGGTTATGGACAGGTGCTGAAATGGAATAGAACCATTTACCCCTGGTGGCGGCTGTTGCTTCACCTTACAGGTCT